CTCAGATATTTTTCCGGCGGGGGAATTTTAGGATTGCCGGTTTTGGACCCGACCTAGAAAACTCGTGGTGGGCGTTCTATGAAGTACCAAAGTGATTCAAATTTTCTACAGCACTATGGCATCAAAGGCCAAAAGTGGTATATGCGTCGTTTCCAAAACTTGGATGGGAGCTATACAAAAGCTGGTAAGGAACGCTATGGAGCTCGAAATCGTCGGAAGGACCTGATCGGTCCATTCAAGAAAGCCGAGAAAGATATTACGAGGAAACTTTCAAACACACCTCAGCCAATAAGTAAGCGTCCGTCAGTTCTGAACCATATTCAAGAACGCGGTCATTTAACAAAAAACGAGGCTGTCAAGTGCGCTGAACTCGCTGACAATCTTTTTGACCACGCTGCAGAGATCGAGCCACAGATTACTTCCGACGTTATATCCTCTGCAATGAGATCTGGCTCTAAAATGTACGGTCTCGAGTATAGACTTAAGCAGCCAACCTCACTTGCGAGCAAGATTGGTGCGGACGCTAAAGAGAAGGATATTTCTCTAGAAGAATCAGCTCGCGAGATTAAGGATACTATTCGTTACACTTCCGTGTCAAGCGATAAGAACTTCGTATCAAACTATCAGCAAATGAAGAAAGAGCTTGAGGCCAAGGGATATTCCGAAACTAGATGCAAAAATTACTTTCAATTGTTTCACGAAGGTCAAGCTCGACACAAAGCCGTTCAATGTATATTCTTCGATCCGAATGAAAACGTATTTGAAATCCAATTTCAGACGAAATCCAGTCAAGCGGCTAAAGAACTGAAGCTTCCACTATACAATGAACGACGTCAATTGGATACCAGTGATGAACGAAAAGCATACCTTGAACGTGAAATGATCGATCTTGCTGATTTTGTTCCTTATCCACCGAATTACATGCAAATACAATCGCATGGCTGACAGTTCTATGATTTTTTACGTGCTTTTAATAGAGCATTAGAATATGCCTTATTTGGAGTCTAATGCTCTCTTAAAAGTACACACAAAGTGCATAGAATCTATTGGCATTCATATGCAATACACCACAATGACCATTTCATAACTAATGTAGATAGAGGTGAGAAGTGGGTGGCTAATAGTAGAAAAGTTTCTGATAGCGCCATTCAGCGTCGATTCCCTCCAGCTACAGATGTTGAATCTAGAGAGAACCAGTTGATTGGTTTGGCTATTGATGCGGCTGAAAGAGAACTTCTAAAGCCGAATCCTTCAAACCAAATCGTTTTGCATTACTTGAAGCTCGGTACAACAAAACTTCAGCTTGAGAAAGAAAAGATTCGTAAAGAGAACATTCTTCTTGAGTCTAAAGCGAATGCGATTGCTGCCGCTGCCAAGAATGAAGAACTTTACCAGAACGTCATAAATGCAATGAAGATCTATTCTGGTTCTTTGAATCGTGGTGATGAATAATGGCTATCAAGAGAACATACCACGAGCTGATCCAATTAAAAACCTTCGAAGAACGATTTGAATACTTAAGAATAGGCGGAAAAGTAGGCAGCGAAACTTTTGGATTTGAGCGCTACTTAAACCAGACGTTTTACAGAACAAAAGAATGGCGTAGAGCTAGAAGAGACGTAATTGTCCGTGACCTTGGCTGCGATCTTGGTCTTGAAGGCTACGACATTATTGGCACAATAGTAGTTCACCATATTAATCCTGTCCGAAAAGAAGACGTTGCTGAATCATACTCCGCCGATTTAATCGATCCCGAATTCCTAATCTGTACATCGGAAGACACGCATAAAGCTATCCATTATGGAAACTTGTTTAGCGTTCCTAATCTAATAGTTGAACGTAAACCTGGAGACACCTGTTTATGGAAGTAATAAATCAAAATGGAAGGGGCTGACTGTATGGAAGATAGCATACTCCTGACAATCAAGAAGATGCTCGGGCTTGAACCGGACTACACTCCATTTGATGCCGATATTATTGTGCTTATCAATGCTACTCTAATGGTTTTAACCCAGGCAGATGTCGGTCCCTCTAAAGGATTCCGTATAACCGGAACCGATGAAACATGGAATGATTTTCTTACGAACCATGCGATGCTGGAAGCGGCCAAAGAGTACATCTATCTTCGAGTTAAGATGATATTCGATCCTCCGTCCAGCTCGATCGCAATGGACGCAATTAAGTCGACTTCTGAAGAGCTGCTGTCCAGGTTGATAATTCAAGCCGAGTCGGCCGATAAGTTCGACTTTATGGATGAGGATAGCCTAATTCGAGGTGGATCTCCAATTAATATTGGCATAGCTGAAGCCGATGATGACTAACAAACGAGAAGCTGATCGACTATGGTATCAAACACCGCAACGCCTAAGTATTATGGAGAATTCAGGCAAAAAGTTCTTCGTGGAATAATCCCAGTTTGTAAAACTATTGAGATGGAGATGCATCGGATTGACGAGATGATTCGCAATCCGAATTTTTATTACGACGAACAAGCAATCGATGGTTTCATTGCTTTTTGTGAGAATGAGATGACCCTTACTGATGGGTCTGATCTGCATTTGCTCGATACTTTTAAACTTTGGGCTGAATCTGTATTTGGATGGTACTACTACGTCAATCGAAGCGTTGTTGTACAGAATCAGGACGGTGTTGGAATACACTATGAGACAAGAAGGCTCAAGCGCCGTCTATGCAATAAGCAATACTTGGTCATACCGAGAGCTGCTGCAAAGTCTGTATACGGCTCTTTGATCCAATCGTACTTTCTGATGGTTGACACATCGACTACACATCAGATTACAACAGCTCCGACAATGAAGCAAGCTGACGAACTTATGAGCCCGATCAGAACTGCAATTGCCAGAGCAAGAGGTCCCCTACTTCAGTTTATGACTGAGGGATCGCTCCAAAACACCACAGGCAGCAAAGCAAATAGACAGCGTTTGTCTCCGACAAAGAAAGGCATTGAGAACTTTTTAACTAATTCTTTGCTAGAGATTCGACCGATGTCCATCGATAAGCTTGAAGGTCTTAGGTGTAAGATCGCCACCGTTGACGAATGGCTTTCTGGCGTCATTCGAGAAGACGTTATTGGCTCGATCGAACAAGGTGCGAGCAAGAATGAAGACTATTTGATCATAGCCATGAGCTCTGAGGGAACTGTCAGAAACGGTCCTGGCGACACAATCAAAATGGAACTCATGGACATACTTCGCGGGGAATATTACAACCCGCATGTGTCAATCTGGTATTACCAGCTCGACGATATTAAAGAAGTGGAGCTTGGCAAAAAGGATCCTGCTATTTGGCTAAAAGCTAATCCAAATCTTGGAAAGACTGTTTCTTTCGAAACATATTTGCTTGACGTTGAGAGAGCTGAAAAAGCACCAGCAAATAGGAACGATATTTTGGCCAAGCGTTTCAACATTCCTGTCGAAGGAACTTCTTACTTCTTTACATACGAGGAAACCCTTCCTCACAAGAAAAGAGATTTTTGGCAGATGCCGTGCTCGATGGGTGCCGACTTGTCTCAGGGCGACGACTTTTGCGCATTCACATTTATGTTCCCGCTACCTCGTGGCGAGTTCGGTGTCAAGACTAGATGCTACATTACGTCACTTACTCTGAGTAAGCTTCCTGCTGCTATGCGAATGAAGTATGACAGCTTTATTAATGAAGGAAGTCTTGTGATAATGGAAGGCACTGTTCTTGACATCATGGACGTTTACGACGAACTAGATCGATACATTGTTGGCTGCGGATACGATGTTCGTACATTTGGATTTGACCCTTACAACAGTCAGATGTTCGTTGATCGCTGGGTTAGGGAAAATGGCGAGTACGGAGTAACCAAAGTAATTCAGGGTGCCAGAACAGAGAGCGTCCCTCTTGGCGAGCTTAAGAAGCTCAGCGGAGAGAGAGCTCTTATTTTTGATCAAGAGATCATGTCATTTGCAATGGGTAATGCAGTTGCCGTCAAGGACACGAATGATAATCGCAAGCTTTCGAAGAAACGCTCTGATCAAAAGATTGACCCTGTCGCGGCCATGCTCGATGCATATGTTTCTTACAAACTTTACACTGATGCTTTTGATTGAGGGGTTGAATTATGCATTATGAATCTTCTGATTATGCTGAATACTTTGGCATAGAACAAAATCAAAACAAGCTAGAACATTTTGGTATCAAAGGCCAGAAATGGGGTAAACGTAACGGTCCGCCATATCCGTTAGATCCGGAGGATCACTCTGCAGCTGAAAAGAAAGCGTCTAACAAGTCTTGGGGAATTAAACGATCCTCTAAAGAAAATACCGGTAATACTAAAGCGGCTGATAAGCTCACTCAGAAATCGAATACTGAACTGCTGAAAAATGCTAGACCTTCATCTGACGACGAGACGGTTAAGAAAATTTGGGAAAACATTTTTGACCCTCATACCGGCACACCAAAAAGCGAGAACGTAAAAAGTCTATTCGAGGAAGATCCGTCATATTATCAAGGCGATAATGATAATTTCGTTCCGAAATACTTAAAATCAAGTAAATACATGGCTCTGTCTAAACAGCAGGATGACATGAGAAAAAAATCACGAGTAGACGAAAAAGCACAAGCGTTTTATACAAACAAAGATCCGAGCAAAGCCGACAAATTGTATAAAGCTTGGGATAAGGCCGGCAGGGATCTTTACTCTAATTTTAGATATAGGGCTATCGAAAGCAAGAAAATGAAAATGGCAGATGATTTTGACCGTCAGTTTGCCATTGCTATTCTTAAAGACATGGGATTCGATACTAGTCGAGAAAACATTGAAGAGATCTCAAGATTAATTGTGAGTAGGACAGGGTGGTAAATTATGCGTTACGAACCTTCTTATTATGCTGAATATTTAGGCGTCATTAATGACCAAAACCAGTTGGAGCATTATGGTATCAAAGGCCAAAAGTGGTATGTTCGGCGTTTTCAGAACGAAGACGGTTCGTACACAGCAGCTGGCAAAGAAAGATATTCTCGTGAAGGTAGAAAACAAAGCAAACGCGATTTGTCATATTTGTTCGAAATATATGACAATCACGTAAAGACTGGTGAGTACGACGATGATCCCGAGATCAGAGAGCTTTTCGTTATGGAATATAGCGAGTCAATTGAAAAAGCTACATCTCAATTTCGTAGCAGTTTAGACAGTTCTTCAAAAGCTTTATCTAAGGCGGATCGTCAGCTCATTGATAAAGTCAAAAATGGCGAACGACTTTCTGATGCGGAAAAAGCTAAATTAAAAAAGTCAGAGGAAAGTCATTATGATGTCAATGGAATACTGAGCCATAACTACGAAAATCTTTTAAAAAAGCATGATGCATGGAGTCATAATAATGAGCTTCCAGAAAATGCTAAGATAGTAAAAGAAAACATAGCTAGACAAATGGCCGAGAACAGAAAAATAATGAATACACTAGAATACGCTAAAGCTCTTGACAGAGAAAATAAGTATGCCGAGTCGATTAAAGACGATCTCAAATCACCTGATAATTCGAAATACGTAGACCCTGCTTATAGAATTTTCAATTCGAAGCAGGAAAAAGCGAAGGCTGAAGCAGAATATTTAAACAATATTTGGTATAGCGACGATAGCGTTGGTGACATAACACGACTGAATCGAGAGATCGGTCATATTCATTCAAAAGTCGTAGATTTATCGATGGACGGGTATGAAGGAATTCCAAAATCTGAACGGCAAAAAGCGATGTTTGATTATGGCGCTAGAAGTGATTGGGATCGTTTTAATGAATTTGACAGATACGATAACTACATACCAAAGTATGAGAAATCAAAGGAATGGATAGATCTTCAAAAACAACGCCAGAAGATTAAAGAAGAATGTGGTTATGAATCCGCGTATAAAGCATATTTAAATCAACCTGTAAAAAACATATTTGATCAGACCAAAAAAGACAAGCTTTATAAAGCCTATTGGGATGCTAAAAAAGAATACGATCAAAAAACAAAAAATATCGATTTACAAGAAGATAAAATTGACAATGCATTTAGAGAGCAAATTTGCAAAAACGTTTTGCTTGATATTGGCTACGAGGTTACTCCTGAAAATATTGAGCTGATCAAGGGGCTCTGCTATTACGACTAATTTTGATGAATGGATATGGTGATAGCATGACAATGACTGTACAAGAAGGAATAAAAGAGCTTAAGAAAAAGCATAAAGACTTGTATCCAGTATGGTATGCACAGACGGGTCAAAAAATATTAGTTGATATGTTGCAGCGAGGGACTCCCAAAGAGGATTCTCTCGCTAATATTTTTCTTATCGATCTTACAACTGGCGAAGATGTTGGTCCTATCCCTCCGATGCTGATATATGGCGATGATAAGTATGAAAAGTTATTGAAAAACATACATAAGATTTCGCCTGAAGATCAGAGCATAGAACACTCAATTCTCGGAAATGAATCCGGAAACGGATGGAAAGTTAGGCATACATTTGACGCGTCTGATATTTACGGTGATTCTCTTTCTCATCATGGCATTAAAGGTCAAAAGTGGGGGCACCGCAATGGTCCACCATATCCACTGAATCCTGAGGATCACTCGGCAGCTGAAAAGAAAGCGGGTAAAAGTGGTCATTTCGAAGTTGGATCGTCTGATTCCGGAGCAAGCAAAAAAAACATACGCGATAAGCTTTATGAGCCTGCTGCTAAAAAAGGAGACGAATTTATTAGATCGATAAGTCAAGATGACCTTACGAAAACTATAGATCGAAACGAATCAAAAAAAGTAGATAAACGAGCCATAGCCGCAGATCTCGCAAAAGATGCGGTTTATACCGTGTTTAATCCACTTAATGCCATAAACATCGGGATAAAAGGCACAATGAGCGCAATCGCCAGAACCAAAACGAAGAATTTTGAAAACAAACGAAAGAATAATAGCGAGCTGGACCCTGAGACAGGTCTCTATAAAAAGACCGAAGGTGAGTATAGCGAAAAAGAGGATTTGGCTGCTGTTAATCCGGGCTTCATGAACATGGCTTCTAACACTAAGAATAACTGCGTGTTGTGCACAACCACATATGAGCTTAGGCAGAGAGGCTATGACGTTACTGCACAGTTGGACTCTCGCGGATACAACTTTAGAGATGTCCAGCGTTGGTTCCCCGGTGCAAAAGTTGAAAGTACTAGTCGTCGCGATGCATCTGGAAAACCGCTTTCTCAAAAACAATATGTTGAGAAAACATTAGCCTCATTTTCAAAATACGAGGACGGAGCTCGCGGGAATCTTATGGTCCAGTGGCTTGAAAATGGCGGTGGTCATTCTGTTTTTTGGGAGAAAAAGAATGGGAAACTGATCATAAAAGACAGTCAGACTGGCACCGTGTATAAGAATCCCGAGAAGCTTCTATCTCAAACTAGCGTTAATCTATTTGCTCGTTTGGATAATGTAGAACCAAATATAGAGGCCATTAAACGTGAATGCGTTCAGTAAGGTGGTGATATTTTATGCGCTATGAATCTTCTGGATACGCTGAATACTTTGGCGTGGAGCAAAATCAAAACGAGCTAGAACACTTTGGTATTAAAGGCCAGAAATGGGGAATTCGCAGATACCAGAATGAAGACGGATCCCTTACTGATGAGGGAAAACGTCGGTATACAAAAGGTGAAGGGTTTACAAATGATAATCGATTGAAGCTCAATGCCTTGCTTGAACTTGGTCCAAAAGCAGTATTTAAATATGGGCAAAGTGTAAGACGTGAAGAAAACGCTAAAAATCCTTATAAACGTAAAGAAGGAGAAACGAAAGAAGCGTATAAAGCACGGATTAAAAAGTTCGATGACGATGAAAAGAAGAAGTTCGATGCTGAATCAGAAAAAGAGAAAACTCTTAGAGACCTTGGTAAGCGTGTGAATTCATTTGATAAGATGAACACCGACGATCAGAACAAGCTTCTAAAAGAGATTAAGGACACGGCCGATGAATACGACAAGATTGGTGACCATGACAGCCGAAAAATCTATGACGGCTTGATGGATAACTATTACCAGCTCCAGGATAAGATGAAGTCTAACGACCTTAATTCCAAATTCAAGAACTTCGATTCTTTGTCAACCGATGACAAATTCAAAATGGTAGACGAACTTGATAAAGAACAGAATAAAGAATTAAGAGAAAACGGAACTTCTGAACGTTTTGAAACACTGAATAAGAAATTTCACGAACTAAGGTATAAAGCTGGAGAATCCAGATGCCGCGATATCGACAATATGAAAGATGGCCCAGAAAAAGACAAAAAATGGGAACAGCTTTTAGCAGATTCAGCCGGTTATGGCCAAGATTCTGAGTACCTGCCATATCTGATTGATAAAATGCAAAAGACCTCTGGAGACTACCTTTCTGGGCAGTATAAAACGGAAGGCTCTAGGCAAGCTGGAGAGGCCGTTAGGAAACTTGATGCAGAGTATCTTGCCCTTTCTAACGAAAAAAGACAACTCAGCTCAAAGATGTTCAAAACTTCAAAAGATATGAAAAGAATTTCGGAAATTGACGATTTACAGTTCAATTTCTTCAAGGATGGAAAATACGACTCCGCATTCAACAAATATTGCGAAGAAGTTCTAAAAGACATGGGCATGCCTGTGAATGAAAAAACTATTGATTACATCACAAGTGTAATCATATGGAACTAATAAGCCGGTTTCTGATGCTCGGCTGACTTTTTTTATTGGACTAAATAGGAGTGGCAAAATTATGTACTACGAGCACTCTAAGTATGCCGAATACTACGGTGTTACTAATAGCCTGGCTTTGGAACATTATGGCATTAAAGGTCAGAAATGGGGGTTACGTCGTTGGCAAAACGAAGACGGTACCTTGACCGAAGCTGGCAAAGATCACTATTCAGTATCTACTGGCGGAAATAAAAAATTACAGAGGCTTTATAATCGCGAGTCAAAAAAGCTTAAACGTTTGAAGGATTATACCGACATCGATCTTCAAAAGAGAAACGCGGAGAAGTATGACAAGCGATTTAAGAAAGCCATGAAAGTCGGTAATGTGGCAGCTGGTACGGCTGCTGCTGCTTTGGGAGTATCTTACGGAGCTAAAAACTTGAATGATCATCTGAAGACACAAGCCAAGAGTAAAATTGATGATCTTTATGGTAAATCTGACAGGGCTAGGCGGACTGCTCAAATGCTAGTTAGCGATACCTGGAAAAAGGACGGTTACAAGCCTGGAAAAGGCTATAGCGATGAAGCCTGGAGCCGAATTGACGATATCATGAGCACCTATAAAAGCCAAGATGATAAGTTTATGAGTCAAATAAAAGACACAAAAAATAAATTCAATCAAGGCGCTAACGTCCGAAAAACAGCAAGTGATATCGGTAAATACGTTGGCCTTGCATCAGCAGGCGTCGCTGTCGGAGCTTATGCTACCGCCGCTTATAGCAAGCTAATGTCTAGAGCTGCTTCTAAAAGGGTATCTGATATTGGTCATAAAAAAGCCGTAAAGGAATACCAGGAGCACTATAACAAAATGATGAAGACATTCGAAGGAACTCCATACGCTGACATACTAAAGCAGCAATAAATCAAAATGGGAGGTGATGCGGGTTGAGCGAAATGAAAGGCGACGCTATGAGTTTGGGGCAGCGCCTGAAGCATGCTTGGAATGCATTCACCGGGGCCGACGCTATAACCTATCAGCCTAGGCAGATTGGTGAGGTAAGCTATGTTCGCCCCGACCGTGTGCGTTACCGTCTTGGCAATGAGCGAAGTATACTGGCAAGTATCTATACCCGCATTGCTATAGATGTGTCAGGTGTCAAGGTCCGCCATGTAAGACTCGATTCCGATGAACGCTACATTAGCGAAATCGATTCGGGTCTTAATTATTGCCTGGAAGTAGAGTCGAACATTGACCAAACAGCTCGAGCATTCATGCAAGATCTTGTGATGAGTATGCTCGATGAGGGTGTTGTTGCCGCTGTTCCCGTTGATACTACTATTAATCCTAGAGTCAGCGGCAGCTATGATATTCAGACAATGCGGACCGCAAAAGTCACAGCTTGGTGGCCACAAGAGGTCGGTCTTTTACTTTACAATGATCGGACCGGCAAAAAAGAGGAGATCGTTCTGCCAAAGTCACAAGTGGCAATAATTGAGAATCCTCTATATGCAGTGATGAATGAGCCTATTTCAACATTGAAAAGGCTTATTTATAAATTCAATCTTCTTGACGCGGTTGATGAAACCACATCCAGCGGGAAATTGGACATGATAATCCAGCTACCATTTCCAATAAAAACCGAGATGCGGCGACAAGAAGCCGAGAAAAGAAGACGCGACATCGAGTCCCAATTAACTAGCAATAAGTATGGTATTGCTTACACGGATGGTGTTGAAAAGATCACACAGCTCAGTCGCCCAGTCGAAAATAAACTCATGGAACAAATCGATTACCTTACGAGTATGCTATATAGCCAGTTAGGTATGACGAAAGAAGTCTTTGAGGGAACCGCTGACGAGCGAGTTATGATGAACTACACGAATAGGACAATTGAGCCGATCATCTCGGCGATCACCGACGAGTTTAATAGAAAATTCTTGACTAAAACAGCTCGAAGCCAGATGCAACGCATCATTTACTTTAATGATATTTTCAAACTGGCGACCATGGACAGCATTGCTACAAACGGAAGCCAGCTTGTTACAAGCGAAGTAATTACACGGAACGAGCTTCGTCAGAGAATGGGCTACAAACCTGTTGACGATCCTGCTGCAGATAAGCTTATGAATCCTAACATTAATCCGAAGGAAGGTCAGTCTGCTGCAGATCAGCTTGCGAATCCTAACGATAATCCGAAGGAAGGTCAGCCTGGCGGAGAAACACCAACTGATATTCAAGCAGCACCATACGGGCCCGATGCTGGTGAAAGGACACTCGCAGACATTAAGGTGTCCGAAATACCTTAAAATTCAAAGAAAGGGTAACGAAGAATGAAGAAATCCGAATACGACTTCGGCGGATGGGCAACTAAAAATGATCTGCTGTGTGCCGATGGACGGACTATTCGCCGTAATGCGTTCAGAGACGATGACGGTCGAACTGTTCCTCTTGTTTACCAGCATAATCACGAAGACCCCACCCGTGTAATCGGACACGCTCTTCTCGAGAATCGGGATGAGGGTGTGTACGCGTATTGCAGCCTTAATGCTACGGACACAGCACAGCATGTTAAAGAATGCGTGCGGCATGGTGATATTAACGGCCTTAGCATTTACGCAAATAAGCTTAAACAGAATGGTGGAGATGTTCTCCATGGTGTGATCCGCGAACTGAGTGTTGTGCTTGCTGGAGCTAACCCCGGCGCTGTGATCGAGTTTCCTCTTCTTGAACACGGTGAAGAAAGTGAAACCGAAGCATATATTTGGAGTGGTGACACTGATATTAGTTTCGGCGGTGGCATGAAGCTTCTTCATTACGCAAAAGACAAGGATGAAGAAGACGAGGAAGAGTCCGAAGAAGACGAGGAAGAGTCCGAAGAAGACGAGGAAGAGTCCGAAGAAGACGAAGAAGAGGCTGACGAAGAGACTGAAGAAGATGGAGATGATGAATCTTCTAATGGAGATCACAAGCCGACTCCTGACAACAAGGTGCCCGAATTCATCAAGAAAAAGCGTGATGAGTTTAGAAAGCACCAAGCTAAGAATGGCGAACTCAGTCATGCCGAACCTGAGGATGACGCTGAAGACGAAGAAAACGATGACGAAACCGTTCAGGATATTCTCGATTCTATGAATCCCGAACAGAGGAACGCTGTTGAGTATTCGTTGAACCGTGTTATTTCCGGTGATGATTTCTCGTCGCCGTCGCCCAACAAAGCTCCGACAAATGGTGGAAAGACTGTTGCCGACGTTCTTAAGACACTGAACGAAAAACAAAACAAAGTGTTCGAGTATCTTCTCGAAAACGCAGAAGAGCTTGCTAAATCTAATGCCAAATCCAATGACAATTCCGAAGACGATGACGACGGTGAAACTGCCGCTCATTCTTACGACTACGAAGATGATTACGAAGGAGATTATACCATGAAGAGAAATGTATTCGACAATGATGCTATGACTGAACAGAACGAAGACGTTCTCACCCACGCCCAGATGGACATGATCCTCAATGACGCCAAGCGGATTGGTAGCCTCCGTGGCTCCGTGCTTGAGCATGCTGCTGAATATGGTATAGACCAGATCGATTACCTGTTCCCGGATTATCGTAACCTTACTAACACTCCCGGCTTTATCTCCCGTGATATGGGCTGGGTTGACAAGGTTATGGGCGCTGTTAGCAAGACCCCCTTCAGCCGCATTAAGACGATGTTCGCTGATATTACCGAGGATCAGGCTCGAGCCAGGGGTTACATTACCAAGAAGCTGAAGAAGACTGAAGTCTTCACGCTGCTTAAGAGGACCACTGATCCTCAGACCATCTACAAGTATCAGAAGCTTGACCGCGATGATATTCTCGACATCACCGACTTCGACGTCGTCGCTTGGATGAAGACCGAAATGCGTATGATGCTCAACGAGGAAATCGCTCGTGCTATCCTGATCGGCGACGGTCGTGACGCTGATTCTGACGACCACATCAACGAGAATCACATCCGCAGTGTCCTCAGGGATTCTGAGCTGTTCTCTCTTCATTATACTGTTCCGGTTGTTGCTGACGAAGATCAGGCTAAGACTTTCATCAAGACCCTTCGTACCGCTTGGGAATTCTATGAAGGTCGCGGTAACTGCACTGCTTACATGCCTGAGAGCATGCTCAACAAGCTGAAGCTCCTCGAGGACGGCATCGGCCACTTCCTCTATCCGACGAACGACACTGTTGCGTCCGTTCTCGGTGTTAAGGAAGTCGTGTCTGTCCCGGTCATGAAGGACAAGTCCACAATCCGTATCGTTACTTCCGATACCGCTCCGACCAAGTATTATCGTCCTCTCGCCATCATCGTTAACCTCGGTGACTACAATGTTGGTGCTGACAAGGGCGGTTCCGTCAACATGTTCGAAGACTTCGACATCAAGTATAACCAGAACGAGTATCTGATCGAAACTCGTTGCTCTGGCGCTCTTACTCGTCCGCATAGCGCTATCGTTATCGAAGAGGAAGTCGCAGCTCCCACTACCGACGACACCAATCCTTGAGATTAATCGAAAAAATCAAAATGGAAGTTTAGAAGGCGACTTAACTGCCGCCTTCTAACTTCTGTTTTATAGAAATTTAACGATAAAGTAAGTTAGTATGAGTGCAGCTACTGCCAAAACAAATGTCTTGTTGTCATCAGCTGCTTTCTTATCGTGCATTATTTCTTCGTGTTTTAACCTTGACTTTTCGATGATTACTTTGTCATTAGCGATTCTTTCAACGGTTCCACAAGCTGGGCATTTGTACTCGGTCATGTCTTCATCAATTTCAATCGGTCGTCCACAGTTTTTGCAATTCGTTGTATGCATATGATCACCCCTTACAATATTGATATACTACACGAAAAACAAAAGCGATGCAATAAAAAAAAAGAGATCCATGTTACTGGATCTCCTTTTTTCAAGAATTAATTTCCGTCATTGATGGTTTTATCGATCTTTTTTCTTAGTGCATCTGATAATCCGATTTCGCCGCAAATCTGTTTTAGAGCCCATACGATAAGCAGCACCATCACAATTACAGTAAACATACCAACAACCTCCAATCATTTTTAATTGCATCGCTGAAGAAAATTATTTCTTCATCTAAAATGATGTTTTTTACGCGCCTAATTCAAATTTAGAAAGGAGTGGTTTGTATGATTCTTTTCAACAGGGGTGTTTCGTCTTGAAGTATGAGTCAAATTATTTGATGCACCATGGGATTAGAGGTCAAAAGTGGGGCGTTCGCCGGTACCAGAATGAAGACGGATCATTAACAGCAGAAGGACGGCAACGATTGGGTTTGGGTAACGAAGCTCTTAAACGTTTTGGTAACGCAACTAGAACGGTTTTGTCGAAAGCCGTGAATAATATTAAGCAACGCGTTGATGACAAACTTGACGAACGCAATCCGTCGAGAATGTCTGATCAAGAGCTTCGTGACAAATTGAATCGAATGAGCATGGAAAAGCAGTACAAGCAGCTCGTCAAAGAGATGAAGAGCAAGCCGAAAAAAGAGCACAAAATTCTCGGGAGCCTTTTGAAGGCTGCTTCTGGCGTCTTAATGAGCACTGCCACAGCTATAGCCACTACTCAGCTTAAAGTTTATAGTGACGATGCTCTTGCTCCAAAGCGTATGGAACGCAATAGGAAAAAGGGTACTCTTCCGGCGGATGCTAATCTTAATGAGTTCAGATATTTCAAACGAAATTCTGATAAAAAGAAGTAAAAGGAAAGGTAAAACAAAATGCCAAGATTTTATGGCCCAATTGGATTCGCTAAAGCTGTTGAAGGCGAAGGTGAGCGAGAAGGGATCATGGAAAATACTGTCATAGAGCGAAATTATTATGGAGATGTTCTTCGTAATACTCGTCGCTGGGAAGGCGGTACTGATATTCATGACAACCTTCGCATAAACAATCAGATAAGCATAGTAGCAGATGATTATGCTTATGACCATTATTCGGCCATGAAATACTGCAAATGGATGGGCGCATACTGGAAGGTTACAAATGTTGAAGTCCAGATTCCCCGTCTATTGTTGACGATTGGGGATGTTTACAATGGACCGAAGGCTTAATTTGCATCGTACTTTGAAACGGATAATTGAGGAGACAACCGGATTGAGTTCGAAAGGAAGACTTTTCTTTCAGCCAACATCCGATGATACTCTTCAGTATCCGTGTATTCTGTACAAATTAATTGATATTCCTACGAATGCCGCAAACAATAATCATTACATCATTAACCATCAGTATGAGCTGACAGTTATTGATAGAGATCCTCTTAGTAAACTGAGAGAAGCCGTCGTAAGAATACCTATGTGTTCATTTACACGTTCCTTTGAATCCGACAATCTGCATCACTATGTTTTTAGAATTTATGACTGATATTTCACAGGAGGAATAAACCATGAGCAAAATCGAATGGGATAAGGCTGGTAATCGCAAGTACGAAAACGGCGTAGACCATGGTGTTCTGTATACTAAGAAGACGGTTGGCGATACTACCAAGTGGGTAGGTGTGGCTTGGGATGGTCTTACCAGCGTAGCCGAGAGTCCTGAAGGCGGCGATAAGACCGACCTTTGGGCCGATAACATTAAGTATGGCTCTATGCGTGCCTACGAGAGCTTTGGCGGCACCATTGAAGCTTACACCTATCCGAATGAGTTCGCCAAGTGTAATGGCGAAGTATCCCTGGTAGAAGGCGTTACCATCGGTCAGCAGGATCGTGAAATGTTCCGGTTCTCTTACCGCAGCAATCAGGGTAGTGATGAATCCGATAACATCGGCTATAAGATTCATCTCGTCTATAATGCGACTTGCTCTCCTTCTGAGCGCACGTTCGAAACCATCAATGATAGCCCTGACGCTATTACGTTCAGCTGGGAGTTCGACACCAACCCCATTAACGTTACTGGTCATAAGGCTACTAGCATCGTCACGATTGACACCACGAAGCTTTCTAAAAATGCCCTTACGGCTCTGGAAGATGTGCTTTATGGCACCGCTGAAGCTGATGCGTACATGCCCGACCCTGATGACATCTTTGATATCATCTCTAAGGCTACCGCTCCGTAAGTATACTTTATTGCCCCGGTGGATGGCTGCCGGGGCTTTTCAATTTTTTAATCAAAATGGAAGCAATTGTTTGAAAGGGGAAAATGACTCATGGTTAAGAAGACAGTTACTTATAACGATTTCGATGGCAATTCTATTACTAAGGATTTCTTCTTTAATCTTACAAAGATGGAATTCCGCAACATTGACAAGAAGATTCCCGGTGGTCTTGAGAACATGCTTAACGAAATTCGGCGAGATAAGAACGCTGAAGGATTTGTTGATTTTCTTGACATGCTGATTCTTGAGAGCTACGGCGAAAAGTCCGAAGATGGCAGGTTTGTAAAGTTCGATCCTTATGGCCATCGCGTTTCTGACTATTTCAAGGTCACTGAAGCGTGGGACGTGCTATTCCTTAATCTCATTAATAACCCGAATGAGCTTGAGGAATTCCTTCTTGGTGTTGTTCCGAAGGATGCATCTGAGGCTGCTAAGAAAGCTGCCGAAAATGGAGAACTGACACGCTTGCCGGAAGCCTGAGCGTTGTAAAGGAGACTAAAGAATGCATAAGCTGATAATTCCGACAAGTGAAATGTATGATGAGCGTACTAGTCGATTCATAACAATTCCCGGAAAAGAAATTCAGGTGGAGCATTCTTTAGTCTCCATCTCCAAATGGGAGAGTAAATGGAAACGCCCATTTATATCGGATAAGCCAATGACAAGAGAGCAGACGATCGACTATATTCGCTGCATGACCATAACACAAAACGTTGACCCGATTTTGTACTATGCTGTATCAGATGCCAACATTAAAGAGATCAAAGACTATATCGCCGATCCTATGACTGCTACAACATTTAGAAACACATCTGGCGGAAGAGTCAATCGTCAGGTGATAACTAGTGAGATTGTCTATTATTGGATGATAGATCTTGGGATTCCTAAAGAATTTGAGAAATGGCATTTTAATCGTCTTATGACTCTTATACGTGTTTGCAGCGAGAAGAGCCAAGGCGGAAAGAAGATGAGTCGAAAAGACGTTATCAGCCAATACAAAGCTCTCAACCAGGCTCGTCGAGCTAAAAGCGGGTCTAAGGGATAACCGATGATAAGGAGAACCGCAATGGCGATTATTAAATTTAGTCATAAAGGTGATTTTAGCAAAACCGAGCGGTTCTTCAATCGCGCGTTAAGAAGAGATTATTTGAATGTTCTTGAAAAATACGGACAATTGGGCGTGAGTGCTCTTCAAGAAGCTACTCCTAAAGACACCGGAACGACGGCTAATAGCTGGGATTACGGTATAGAGAAAACAAATAGCACAATCACGTTGTACTGGACCAACAGTAATGAGAACCGAGGGATAAGCATCGTCTATCTTTTGGTTCATGGTCACGGAACTCAAAATGGGGGCTATATTGTCGGAAACGATTTTGTGACTCCTGCTTTGCAGCCGATATTTGAAGAACTAGCTGATAAATGTTGGAAGGAGGTTACTCGCTAATGCCAAATGAAGTAGATACCAGAATAGTTCAAATGCAATTTGACAACAAGCAATTTGAACGCGGTATTTCTCAAAGCGAAAAGTCTCTTGATAAATTCAAGAGAATGCTGAATTTTTCTGATCACGAAGAGAGTCTTGACAAATTTAGTAAAAAAGCTAAAGCACTGTCATTTGATAATTTTGCGGATAACCTTCAGAAACTGACTGATAAATTTACAGGTTTGGGAACCATGAGCGAGCGAGTGCTCTCTCAAATCCGACAAAAGCTTGACCATGTAGCGGCCAGCGTAACTCGTTTTATTGACAGTATGACGACTGATCAGATCCATGTCGGTATGGAAAAATTTGGTCAGTTGACAAAAAATGTCCAGACGATTATGGCTGCTACTGGCAAAAGCGAAGAAGATGTTTATCGTGTTCTTGAACGCTTGAATGAGTATACTGACCAGACCAGCTATAACTTTACTGATATGGCTGCAAATATTGGCAAATTTACTTCCGTTGGTATTCCTCTAGAACAAGCTGAGAAACAGATGGAAGGTATCGCCAACTGGGCTGCTCGTTCCGGTGGCGGCATTAGTGAAGCCAGCCGAGCCATGTATAATTTGAGCCAGGCAATGGGCGTTGGTGCCTTGACTAAGATTGACTGGAAATCGATTGAAAACGCCAGCATGGCCACCAAAGAGTTTAAGGAATTGCTGATTCAGGCCGGTCTTGAAGTTGGCAATCTTGAAAAGAAAACTCGTAAGTCAGCAAATGGCGGCATGGAGACATATTATGTAACCGCTAAGAAATTTGGTAAAGAGACCGAAGTCAATTTCCAGAATCTTGCGGATACATTGTCGAAGAAATGGGCTGACACAACGGTTCTTCAGCGAGCATTCATGTCGTACTACTATGATAATTTGTATTACGACGAGGAACTGGAGACTCGCATAAAAGTAACCCAGGAGCAGCAAGACGCGCTTAAGAAAGCTTTTGAAAGTGACGTTCAGATCGATAAAGACGACTGGTCTAGCCTCTCTGCTCAAAAACTGGCAACTGACGAAATCAAGCAAGCGGCTATTGACGCGGCTGTGGCTCAGGGTAACCTTGTAGAAGAAACTGACAAGAGTGGCAAAACTGTTTACAAGACGGCTACTCGATATGGCAAACAGGTTGAAGTCACACTTTCTAAGTTTGAAGAAAGTTTGAAGGTTCCGTGGCTTGATAAAACCGTAGCTAAAAACGTTTGGGCTTTTGATGACCTGGCGAAGGCTGCATATGAGTCTGCTCAGAAATGTATGACTTTCAAAGATGTTATTGACGCTTGGAAGGACCAGCTGAGTACCGGATGGATGAACTCCTATCGACGGGTGTTTGGCGATCTTTCTGAAGCCATGGAGCTGTTCAGTAATGTCTGTAACAAAGTCGGCGAAGCTCTCGGTAATCTTATTGATTTTCGTAACAAGGTTCTTGATAACTGGGTTAATCTTGGAGGTCGCGATAGCCTGTGGGGACTAATCGTTGGTGAAGTCCTGGACGAAGGCGAAGTCGTCGCGTATGAAGGTGCATATGGTTTCCTCGATGTCTTGAACGATATTGGTGAGATGATCAAGAACGGTTTCATCAGTATGGTCAAGATATTTGCTCGTGGAGACCACGAGGGTTTGCTTGATGATCCCGAGTGGATGCAAGCCTATTTAGGTGCGTCGTTGCAGAAGGTGGTCGAGTCTATTCGAGATTTCTTGTCCGCCATGCACGATTTCTTTAATGCCACTGCCGAGGGAAGCGATAAGACTCGGTGGGAGCAGGTCCAAGATGTTGTTAATGCGATATTTGCAACATTTGTTCTGGCCTACTCTGTGTTTAGAGATATCGGCAATTTTGTCGCGGCTCTATTTGGAGATGACTTCTTCGGCCCAGCTATAGACTCGATTATAAAGTTGTTTAGCGAACTTGGGCTTACTGTGTCCTCAGTATCTGAAGATGCAAGTGAAGGAAACGGTCTGAAACTACTCTTTGATGACTTACTTGTGATAATTCAACCGTTGGCTCATGCCATATCACTGCTCGTCAAAGCATTCTCTGATATAGCTGTTTCCTTTATTCAGCAAGGCCGAGAGAATGGAACAATTCTTTCTTTCTGGCAATCAATAGTCGGTCTAATAACAAAGGTCGCAAGCATTATTGCCAAAGTCGGAACCCCGATCATCACTTTCTTTACAGATGTTGTGACCGCAATTGGCGGAGCATTTCAAAATGGAATCTCTGCCGAAAGTCTTAAGAAAGCTGCCAAAGACATTAAGGCCGCTCTTAAGACAATGATCAAAAGCATTTTTAATTTTGTTCCTGATTTTAGTAGTTTTGAAGGATTCTTCACGTCTATATGGACGCAGATTTCTTCTTTCTTTAGTAAAGTTTCTGAAGCGGATGCGAAAAAAGGTAATCTGTTTACCAATATTATCGAATGGATCAAAAACTCTTGGAATTCACTAGTTACCTCGTTTCAACATTTTCTTGGTAACTTTAAAGGCACAAGTGGAAGCTTTGGTGTCTCCTTCATGGAGAAGATTAATGCTTTCATTCAATTCCTTAAAGACAATGCTTCCAAGATCATGATTGGTTTGATTGGCATTCTTGGTTTTGTTGGAATCATTAAGCTTATTAAGTTAGTCAAAGATACGTTCAAAACAATTCTAAAAGGTCTCGAAGCAATTTCAACACTTTCGAAGAAGGGTATTAAAGCACTTGTATTTGGCGAAGAGGAAGAAGAGAAAGAGTCGATAGGCGATAAGATGCTGAAGCTTGCCGGAGCGTTGGCAATCATGACCGCTGCTTTAACCGTCATCGCCAATCTTGATGCAAATGCCGCATGGAACGCTCTCGAGATAGTCGGCGCTCTTGCTGCAGTTCTTGCTTTGATGGCTCTTCTTATTACTCTGATTTACAAAGATGTTGAACTTTCTGATGCAGGGGCAATGTTCCTCGGATTGTACGGCATAGCCGCATCAATAGGAAGAGTTGTTACTGCATTGTTGCCGCTTAAGGACGTTAAGGATATGACTCCCATGATCCAGATGCTTATTTGGATTGTTGGATCACTGGCTGTTGTTGCGCTTTTGGCTAAAAACGGAGCTCTTAAATTTGCATCACTTTCTGGTATTCTTGCATTTTGTGGTGGTGTATATTTACTCATTTCCAGCTTGCTCATGATTAAAGATCTTAAGCCTCTGCAACTTATTAAAATGATAGGTAGCCTAATTGTCATTCTTGGTTCTCTTGGCGGTTTTGCTATAGGCATAAATAAGTTTGGCGGTAGCATGGCTAATAGTGGTATGAAAGAAATGGCATATTTAGCAGCTGCTATTGCTATACTGATATTTGCATTACGACCGCTTGCAGACATGGAACTCGGTCAATTAGGAACTATGGCCCTTGCTTTAGCTGGAATATTGACAATAATTGGAATATTTGTTGCTATCATGGGCCATATTAAAGGCGAAGGACTTAAAGGCGGAGGAATGACTCAATTACTGGCTGTTTCTGGAGCAATAGCTATATTGATGGTTGCAATACTTCCGCTTGCTTTGTTGAGCAAACAACAAATTGATCAATGCATTGGTGCTTTAACTAGTATTTTCATATTGGTCGGGATATTTACGGCGGTTGTCAGTTTAATGAACGGCAAGAATAAAAACATGGCTGGCAGTGGCATGACTCAGCTTATTGCTGTTGCTGGCGCGATTATGATGCTTGTTCTAGCAATGTTACCGTTAGCTTTACTTAAGCCTGGACAATTAACGCAATCTCTTTTGGGTATTCTAGTCTTGACGGGTATACTTGGTGCGTTTGTTGTTGCCGTGAACAAATTCGCAAAAGGCGGTCTTAAGGACAGCAGTATGATACAGCTGATCGCTTTGGCTGGAGCAATTGTCTTAGTGCTAATTGCACTTATGCCTTTGGCTCTGATGGAACCCGATCAGATAATTAAGATGCTTGGCAGCATGCTTGTTATTTGCGCCAGTTTTGCAATGGTACTCAAAGAATCGAAAAGTCTTAAGGGTAAGAATGCTCTTAGTGCTTTCCTGTTGATGATCGGCGTTGCTGGAATGATGTATTTATTCGCCATAGCTATTGAGAAGTTGCCCAAAGATCTGGACTGGAAAGTTATCGCAGCTTTTGCAGTCGGACTCGCCGCTATTATTGGTGTTATTGCTTTGGTTACCAAAGTCGCTAAAGGTCTCACTATCGGTAGCGCAATTGCTGTCATAGTCGCTATAGCTGGAACATTAGCCGCGATCATGTTGGTTGTTTCACTTTTGGCTCCAATGCTGATTGGTAGTATCGGATCCAGTATACAAACTCTCAGTGCTCAGCTCGCTTTGATAGCTGGGATGATCGGCGATTTTGTGAATAAAATGAATTCCTTCTCGGAAGAAGAAATTGAGTCTACCAAGAAGAAATTCGAGAAATTGATGGAAGTTGTAAAGACTGTTAAAGATGCTGGATCGTACATAGAGCCTACTAGAAAGTTCTCTGAATGTCTCCTTATTCTTGGAAGCGGTCTTAAGCAATTCCAGTTCTCAACATCGGGTCTTAAGAGTATTGAAGAATCCGCAGCTGTACAGATCATTGAAAAGCTTCTTAGCTACAAAGACCAGTTTGCTGCATTCTCTGGAGCTCAGAATTTCGTCACACAAGCTGTTTATCTCGGAGCTGGATTGCTGGTCTTTGATACTCTTACTAAAGAGATGACCTCGTTTAATGCAACGCCATTTAGCCTTCTCGATAAGCTTATGCAGTATACGGATCTTTCAACAGCCTTGAAAGATGCTTACTCTGCTGCTAATAGGATTGGCTATCTTGCGGGTGGTCTTAGTTCATTTGTCAGTAACACTAGCAGCATTACGGATGATAATCCTAAAGGGCTTTCATTACTCACAAATATTGCCAATAATGCGGATAATTTGCAGACACTGACTACACTTAGTTTATCCGGCTTTGCCGATCAGATGTCTGCACTTGGTGGCGCTCTTGGCATTTATGCTCTTGGCGTTAAAGAAGCATCCGGAATTGAAATTGGTGAAATGCCTGATGTTTCTGGCGCTATTGCGATTCTTCAGTCTTTAACTACCGGTATCACCGATGATATGGGTAAAATCACGATCCCGGAAATGCCTGACGAGAGCACGCTTACCAGTTTCGGTACTCAACTCGCAGCTCTTGCTGGTGGCTTAATTAAGTTTGCCAACGCTTCTCAGGGTCTTGGTGCTGGAACTGATAAAGCTATCGAACTTCTTGGTTTTATGAGGGATCTAAAGACTGATTTGACAACCGAAAACATAAGGATTGTTAACACTTTCAAGGATGCCGGTCTTGAAGGAAGTTCAACTCTTACACAGTTTGGTACGGATATTTCAGCTCTTGGCGGATCACTCAAGTCTTATAGCGATAATACTAAAGACTTCCAGAAGAATCAAGGAGCCCTTGATGCTCTGTCGTTCCTCTCAAGTTTGAAAACAAAACTAAGCATAGAATCAGTAGTGTTTACTAAGATATTTCAGGACCAGGGTCTTACTGATACGACGCTTACCCAGTTCGGCACTGATATTTCTGCTCTTGGTGGATCGCTTAAAACTTATAGTGAAAGCACGCAAGACTTTAAGAAGAATCAGGCCGCACTTGATGCTCTTGATTTCTTCTATGAACTTCAGGAGAAGTTGAAGGGGCATACTGTCGAGTCTGTGATATTCGACTTCTTCTCTGGAGATAATGTAAACAAGGAAACACTTGGTCAGTTTGGCATTGATATTGCTGCTCTTGGCGAAGCTCTCGCTGGCTTTGCGAGTAATGTTAATTTCACGAAAGAGGGAGACGTTAAAGCTCTTGACTTCCAAAAGGCTCTTGATGCGCTTGACGTTATTCAGAAGTTGGCGGTGCAGCTTCCGACATATGGTGGACTTCATACCATTATAGACGGCGAGCAATTGAAACTTGGAGCTCTTGCTGATGACATTAAGACTCTTGGCACTGCTCTCGGTCAGATAAGTGACGAACTTAGCGCTGTCGGCCAAAAGAGCGGCCAGTCTTACAACATAGATCTCGTTAAAGGTGCACTTGAGGCTGTAAAGATCGTTGTCGAGATGGCTAAAATATTGCAAGAATCTGATAACCCTGATACTCCAATGAATGGCTATCACTACGCAAGCGTTCTCACAACTATGTTTGACTCGCTTCTTGAATGCGAGCTATTTAATAGTGGTGCTGATAGCTTCATCGATAGCATTGTTGGCTTCATGAAGAAATTCCAGGATGCGGCTGATGCTGCCGGTGGGATAAACGATTCTACATTGTTCACCGCCTTTGCTAATCTTGCAGATGGCATCTTTGATATGATCAATACGTCCAAGAATTTCGATTTTGTTCCGATTGGCGAGAACATATCGGCTGGTATTGCTACTGGTATCGCAAACGGTGAATCTGGAGTTGTGGATACGTTGGTTAAAGTCGCGCTTGCTGCTTATGAAGCTGGTAAAAATGAGCTTAAGATCAACTCCCCTTCTAAGGTATTCATGGAACTCGGTAGCGGAATCAGTGAAGGCATGGCCGTTGGTATCAGCGATAACACAGGCATGGTTGAAGACGCCACTGAGGACATGGCATTGAGCGGTCTCGATCCGGCAGCTGACCTGCTTTCCAAGATTAACGAACTTTTCAATTCAGACTTCGATACTCAGCCCACAATCACACCGATTCTCGACCTTAGTGACATTGAAGCTAAATCTGGTGAACTCGATAGTCTATTCTCAAGAAACTCGGTCACGTCGATTAACGCTTCTGTTCAGTCCTCTGGTGACAAGGCTCGTGAAGCATATCAAAATGGAATTAATTCTAGCATTCGAGACACGATGCAAGCATCTGTTGCTAATATGCAGAATGCTGTTATCAGTTCACAGAACAGAATGATATCTGCCATGTCGTCCGAGCTTGCTGGAATTCGTTCTCAGATTGCTAATATTCGTATTGTTCTTAATACTGGAGTTATTGCTGGTGGAGTCACGGACGGTGTTGATAAAGGCATCGGTCGAAACATGTTATACGCAAGTAGGAGGAATTAACTGTGGCCAGAGACTTTTGGTACAACTCGGTACACTTCCTCACCTTTATATCTAGTACTGGCGAGGAAAAGAATACTTGGACCGATTGGCATTTAATTCCTACTTCGCGTCCTATGGTAGCCCACCCCGGGGTTTCTACAAAATTCGTGGAGATCCCGGGGCGTGGTGCCCCTTTGGATTTAACAACATATTTGACAGGTCATGTCGTGTATGGACCTAGAAATGGAAGTTGGGAATTCGCCATTGCTAACGGTTTCAGTCATTGGGAAACAATCAGACAAGATATTGTCAGTTTCCTCCATGGATTACGGCTGAAAGTTATACTTGATGACGTCCCTGGCAGATATTACGAGGGGCGCTTTTCCGTCGACACTCTCAAGTCCGGGGAATCTAACACCATGGTGACCATAACTTATTCTTTGGATCCGTATTCTCATGCGGTCCTTGGAATGAATGATGACTGGCTTTGGGATCCGTTTAATTTCGAAACGGATTACACTGACGGTAGAGAAAGGGTTGACATTCTGTAAATGGACTATGTATTTCAAGTTCTTATGAGAAACTTCGATGATGAGAATGATATTTTTGTCGATATGCATCACGAGAATAGCAAATTTGTCTCTTCCGAAGTACTTATTTACACCGTTCCTATAACTGATGGCAACGCTAACTCTATAGCTGATCCCAAAGTTAAAACTGCAATGGACAAGGCTGGAACTTTCGAGTTCACAGTCTATCCTGATAGTCCGTTTTACAATAGCTGGAAGCAAATGATGACATTTGTTCGAGTTTTGTATTACGGCTATACTATTTTTTATGGAAGAGTTCTTACTATCGACAATGATTACTTATCTGGAAAGAAGAGCATTCATTGTGAAGGATATTTGGCTTGCCTGATTGACTCTCTTGTTGACGGTGAGCCGGATGACAAACGTCCAGAAACAAATTGCCAAGCCTATCTTGAGAAGCTTATGCGCAACCATAATGAGAAGGTCAGCAATGCGCTTCCTGATAAGACTTTCTATCTTGGACTTGTCCCTGGATATTATGGTCAGGAATCGTCAATTATTGTGGATCCTATACAGAAGCCGAAAACTGACGATAGTAAACGTTATGGATCGTCTTCTACACAGAATACCTCAGACGCTCTTAATGCGCTTACTTCTGAGTATGGTGGATATTTTAAAACAAGATACATTGACGGCTATGTCTATCTTGATTGGCTTTGCGAGTATTTCAACAGGTCTTCTGAAGGACGAAGAATTGAAGTATTCAATAATGTCATAAGTATGAGCTCTTCTACAGAAGTGGAAAACATATTTACTGTTCTTGAGCCAGTTGGAAAACTTACAGGATCCGACGTTAAAAAAAGTAACGCGGCTTCTGATGATCTGCGCCTTTCTTCTCGGTATCTGTATGTGCCTGATATTGTCAACAAGTATGAAGATTACGAACTTAATGTTGGAATGCATTCAAAGGATGACTATGCTAACGCCGTCAACATGTACGGATATATTTACAAGATGGTCAAGTTCGATAACGCTCACACAGAAGACGAACTTGAAGCTTGGGCTTGGGACTACATTAAAAACAATTACCATGCTGGTGTAACAAGCTTCTCCGTTAACGCTATTGACATGAGAATACTGGACAACAGCCAGGTTCCGCTTATGGCCGGTGATATGGTCAAAGTCACGTATCCCACGGGTAATGGCGCAAGAGTAACAAAAGAATACGTATTGCTTTCCGTCGATCAAGATATTAATAACCCCGATAGCTCCTCTTACACCTTTGGATTTCCCACTAACATAGGTTCGAAGACTTATGGTAAGGCTAGTGAGAAGAACTCCAAAGGCGGCGGTGGAGGCGGCGGAGGCGGTGGCGGTGGCGTTTCTGATCCGCCTGATGAGGATCCTAGCGAGAAAGAAATGCGCTCACTTATCAAGAACCATCTCATAACCGCTTCTATGGATAATGAGGAGTACAATGCTTATCGGGAAAAATATGGCGATAAAGCTGGAGAGTCACTAATAAGAGCTACAGATCTGGTACTTGAGAAAGCCATTGTCGATAAAGATACTGATCAAGTTCGTGTTCTTAGAACAATGGAATTGAATGCTGCCAATGGAACGCTCAAAGCTTATGCTATACCTGACGAAGCGCTTGATTACTCTGTATGGGCTCCTGAGTACACAAGAGATGGGCAAGCAGCTATGACCTCTTTGGCCATTGATACTTCTCGTGGTGTCATGGACGTGTACGAAACTCTGGACAAAGTTATTCTTGGAGTAACCGACGATAAAGAAAAACAGAAGAAGCTTGCTGAAATGTATAAGGAGATCCAGCGGCATCCTATTCTTCGTTTTGGTGGTTTGCCTTCGAACGCAACCGCGCAGCAAAAAGAAATAGCAGCCATTCAAACATGGGTTTGCAAAAACACGCTTACTCCTACCGACGAGCTAGAACAGAATTATCAGATGTCAACAATGCTTGACGGTGGGACAGGCGGCATAACTGGCACAATGCTAAATGTTGCTCGTGACGTTGGTACATACGTCTCAGACGCAGTACAGGGCATTGGCCTTCCCAGCGTCAAAATGGATGGTAAAACTGTTTCCATTGCTACCAGCAACAATGGTAAGAACACAAATATTGAGATTGACGGAAATGATACTCCTACCAATGGCGAAGGCTCGATCAGGGCTGGTTGGGATGCGGCCAAGAATAAATTCCGTACAATCATGAATGTCCCTAAGACATACACAAATAGCGGCGGAAATACCGTCACTGATCGTGGCTTTGTGGAAGCAAACGATTTTACAATGTCTGGTGAACAAGGGGTTCCTAGCGTTAAGACCACAATGGCTGTTGTCGGAACGCTTCTTGCGGACTATGCCCAAATCGACACACTTAAGGCATTAAAAGCCGAGGTTGATACCATTAACGCGAATTATGTTACTGCCAGTCAAATCGATGCTACTTATATTAACAATCTGTATGGCGATACGACGGTCTTGAATTTTAGTGCTGCCTCTGGTAAAAATCTGGCAGTAACTAACAATATCACCGCGCCAGGGCTTAATGTTGGTAAAGTCCAGTATGTTCCGCATCTTATATCCGTCGATGGTAAACCCGCAGCCTCATTTATTGGTACCGCCGATGTAAATTTTGACCGAGCCGCTGCGAAAGCTGAGGGTGCAGCGGCAGTCAAGGTAACTCTCAGCATCGATAAAAACTGGACAGTGAACAATGCCAACACCGGCGATTATGTTAGATATTTTTCTGCATTGAAAGATGGGACAGAAGTCGAAAAAGGAGAAATTAATGCTCAGGGTCCTTGGCAACTCGGATACGAAAAAGGTAAAAGCTCGTTTACAGTTGCTATTGGTGCTGGCGATTGGCATGATCCCGGAGATGACAGTGCTAATTGGACAATCGATGTAATTCCTCA